CGATACTTCTTCGAAAAAGCGTTCGTCTGGCGGACGAGTTCCGGCAGAGAGATCGCGGTCTTCACCGCACGCTCGCCCACGCCTTCGACCACGTCTACCGCAGCAGAGAGTGGGATCGTGACGCTGGTGCCTGTGATCTCGATTGGCTCCGTGTTTGCGGAAACAGCGATCAGTTCAGCCATTAAACGGTAAACCCTCTACTTGGAAATAGATAGTCAGTACGCGAAGGGCGAGTCGTTGCCCTCACCGTAAAACACTATGCGGAGGGAACTTAGATCGCACGAGGCATAACCCATCGTCATTAGGTCGCGAATCACGCGGACTTTGACCCACTTGCGGAACTCGCTGACAGTCAGGTTGGCTTTGAGGTTGTTGCAGTAGCCGCACGCGGGCAGAAGATTCTCGTCTAGGTTCTGTCCGCCGCGAGAGCGGGGCTTGGCGTGGTCAACTGTAAGCTCGCCGTCCTCAGGTTCGCAGCCGCAATACCAGCACCGACCGTCGCACTTCTTGGCGGCTCTCCACCACTGATTTTTACGTGGCGATCTTGGCATTGCTCTGTACGATGGCGTGGCAGTAATCAAGGTCAACTTTGTCGTGGCACTCTTTGCCGCAGACCAGTGTATGTACTAGCCCGGCTCTCCACGCCTTCTGGTAACTCATCTCGCGCCCGCACCCGGCGCAGTACAGCGTGAAATCTATCACTGGGTGCTGACCTCGTGCTCTAGTTCGACCGTCCAAACGTTTGGGTCTAGCGTGTAGCGAAGATCATCGGAAGATTCCACCACGATCACGAGTCCAGCGAACAGGGTATCTACGATCTTGACGCCACTTACGGCTAGCTCAGCGGCGTCGCTTGCTCTGGGGGTGCCTTTCGGCATTAGCAGGAACCTCACTCTTCGTCCTCTTCTTTGATCACTTTCTTCTCTGCTAGTTTCTTGGCGCTCTCTTTGAGTTTATCGTACTCTGGCTGCCCAATTGGTACGCCGGGCGCTGGGGCTGGCTTAGGCGCTTCCTTCTTCGGAGTGGGTGTTGGCTTGGGTTCTTCCTTCTTAGGGGCTACAGCGGGCTTGGAAGGCGCAGGAATAGGCTTTGCAGGGGCTTTGGCAGCCTTGGCTACCACCTCTTCAATCATCTGGTTCTTCACCATTGCCGCGATACCCAGCGGGGTCTGCTTGACGGCTTTGACGATCTCCCCATTCCGGTATACCGTCAGCTTATTGCTGTTCGATACGTCGTGAACTAGGATGTCGCCCACTTTGACGAAAAAGCCGAAGTCCGCAAAGTGAACGGGTGACTTCACCAGATAGGATCGTTGCATGATAGGCGTAGGTCTCCCCTAAGTTGTTAAATACTCATAAATGGAAGGAGTATTGGGCAAAGGGGATTTAGTTGATAGGGGATTTCCCCAGTACCAAAGCAAAAAGGCAGCCTTTCGGCTGCCCTTCTGCAATTCGACCCGACTGGGCGATTAGTTCTCGCCCGTGTTGTTGGCTGCAACGAAGCGACCGTTGACGGTCAAACGCTGCACACCAGATGGGTTGAAGACCAAGAAGCCGAGGTTCTCGAAGATCGAGAAGCCAATCTGGCGAAGGTCCGGACGATCCGCTGACATGACTGTGAGAGGGATACGTTCTGGGATGACACCGAGGAACTCTGCGTCTGCCAGAATGTAGATCGAGCCGTAGCCGACCTTACGAGACTGGAGAAGCGTTGCGCCCCAGAGATAGCCCATGACGCCCGTCTTGAGCAGCTTGCGCTGTGTTTCACGGTCGATGTTCTGCTGAGTCCACTTGAGCAAGTCAGTGTAGTCGCGTGGGTTGAAGAACACGAACGCTACTGACAAGTCGTGACGCTGCACCTGACCAAAGCCGTCTGCCATCGAGTTGATGTCAATCGGTGCGTTGATCGCGATGTCCGGGTTGTAAACCGGATCGTTTGCCGCGTGGGTCGCCGCTGTGTTGGCAACTGCGTCGAACAACGAGAAGACGTATGCGTCTTCCTGTGCGCCGACTTCAGCCTTAGCCAAGTTCAGTGAACGAGCAACGAGGTCGAAACGACGCTCTTTGATTTGGGTGATCGGAATCATCGGGTTAGAGACGATTTCAAACGTCGGCACAGTTACGCGCTTCGGCTTCGTCACACGGACGATGTCTCCACCTTCTTCACCGACAACGAACGCTTCGACGAAAGACGAACCGGGAGTCGAACCGACCGTCATTGCGGCGGTGTCGAATTCCTTATCGTAGATCGGCAGTGCGCCGTCTGGAAGGGTTTCAACCATCAATGCCTTGCGAGCAATCGACATGTAGTCGCGGCGACGACGGAGCGAAGGTCCGAGTGACGCTGCGAGCTTCTGACGACCACCTGCGGTCTTGAGCAACTGCCCAAGCATTGCGGTCTGCTGTTGAGTACGTGATAGATTTGCCATAATGGTTTCTCTCTCCTTGTCCCTTAGATCAAGCTCGCGACGCCAAGCCAAGGCTCAGCAGCGGAAGGAACGTGTGTGCAAATTCCAACCGGGGTCGTAGATGCAGTCTTGGTAGAGTCGCAATACTTGCCAGTGTTGGTGTTAGCGTGACCGCCGCAGTAGACATACTGTCCGAGCTTGAAAGCAACGGAAGCGGAATCATAGCCCTGAAAGTCAACGTTGCCCTGCCAGAGTGCGCGGACAACAGGAGCCTTGCGGGAGCCGGACGGTCCAATTGCGCCAGCGAATTCGCCGGGGCCATTGAGCAGTGTTGCGAACGGGATGTTTCCTTCGTTTGCACCGTATGCGAACGCCGAAGTGTCGCAAGGAACGATGTTGCCGATGGAGCCGAACGCAGGCTCATACGACGGCTGGAATGCCAACGGAGCAGTGAGAGTTGCAGTGGAATCAATGATTCCAACGATCACACCGCCGAGGTATCCGGCTGAGGTAAGGGTCTGTTGATCGGTACCCGGATCGCCAGTAAGGAAAACAGCAGGCGTGCAGTTGACGCTGTCGTTCTGCCCGTAATAAGTCAGTTTGAGACTCATAGATGGTTTCTCCAGTTTTTGGGTCGAAAGTGAACGCTTTAGTTTGCTAGTTCCAATCCGGTCACCTTGGGGGCGAGTAGGACTATAGAAAAAGCAACGTTCAATATAAGGGGTCGGAAAAAGTAATTTTATTTCATTAGCGATCCCGCGCAGCAAAAAAAGCCCCGCGTTTTAAGCGGGGCCTCTTAGTTGATTGGTTGGTTAACTTAGAACTCGTCGTTGCCCAATAGAGCAGAGGCGATGTCAACTGGCTTCTGTTCAGATGCCGTGACGTTCTTGAGCTTCTTGATAACCGGAGCAGCTTCCTTCTTTGCTGCGTCCTTGGTTGCCGACTTAGGAGCCTGAAGCACGTTGGTGTCGTCCTGCTTCACGCGCTTGAAGCCGCCGTCTTCTGGCGTCTGATCTTCAATTGCTTCAGCAAACAAATCACCCTCGTGATCGTTCTCGTTGTCGCGAGTCTCACCCGTGGCGGTATCGGACTCAAAGTGACGTGCAGCCTCACCAGTAAAGGACGGAATGACATCCATACCAGCTACGTCTGCGGCACTCTTGATTTCACCAGCGATAAGATGCGCTAGCGGATCGGAGTCACTACCACGCAGCGAGAAGAAGTCTTCCATCGAAGCCAACTGCGGCTCGTCAAGACTTGCTTCAAGACTCTCTGCGGCTGACGGCGCGAAGTATTCCTCGCCGTTACCTGCGGTGTGTTCGTCGCCTTCGTTAGCGAGAGCCGAGACCTTTTCGTCCATCTCTTCTTCGTTAAAGACCTGCGACAGGTCAAGCTCTTCTTCGCCCTCAGACAGGATTTCCTGTTCGAGTGCCTTGATTGCTTCCTGCGCTTCTTCGATCTTCTCTTCAACGACCATCTTCTTTTCGTCGGAGAGAACTTCGCCAGCGTTGTCAGCTTCAGCGTCCATGTCACCTTCCATTGGAAGGTCTGATGGAGCTTCTGGTGCTGCGTCCATCGGTGGTTCCCCACCCATGTCGCCCATTGGGGCCGCTTCGCCCATCGGTGCTTCCATCGGCGGCGCGTCCATTACTGGATCAGCCTTCTTGGAAACGGCAGCCTTTTTCGCTTCAACTGAAGCGTCAATAGCAGCCTTCTTCGATGCAGCGCACTTGTCGCAACCCTTGCAGTCTGCGCCACACTCGGCAGCAGTCTTAGCTGCGCACTTGCATTCGCCTTCACACTTATCGCATTGTGCTGCGGCATCTTTCTTATCGCCCTCGTTCTTTTCGTCCTTCTTCCCGAATGGCGGTGCCTTCTTATCGCCGAAATCGGCTTTCTTAGAAGATACCTTGCCGTCGCCTTCGGACTTGTTGATCGTGTCCTTCGGGCGGTGATCGGCTTCAGTCTGAGACTTCGGCGAGTCAGCGTGCATCTCGGCAGGCGTGGTGTCCTTGGAAGGATAGCAACGTCCGTCATCAAATGTTGCAAGCTGCGGACCTGCGTCCTTACGATCATCAGCGGACTTCGGCTTGGCGGCAGACTTCGGCTCGCCTTTGAGTTCTTTTTCAACTGAGGATTTTTCGGATGCGAGTACGGAGGGTTCTTCCATGAGGTCGTTGAGGGTCTTCTTGTGTACGCTTTCAAACTTCTCAGCGAGCTTGGAATAGTGAGCGTTCTTTGCGGTCTGACGAAGCATTGCATTCAGAACATTTGTCGGGTTCTGAAGGAGGTTCGACGCGGCAGCCTTTTGCACTTCTGCCGGGGCGGTCGGGAGCATCGTTTTTGCGATAGTCCATGCCGCTGCGACGCGCTGCTGTGCCTCGCGACGAATGCCTTCGCGCTTGGTCTTAACATCTGCCAGCTTCTCTTGTACTGAAGCCTTGGCTGGGGTCGGAGTTGCCATATTGGAGCCTTCCTTATTCATGTCAGAACGGGCAGAAACGCCCTTCTTAACAGGGTCTTGATAGCTGTTTTTCTTGCCAGCTTGCGTATTTCCAGCCTTAGCCGAAGCCATTGGAGGCTCGATTGGGGCTGGTTCTGCCGCTGGTTCAGCGGCGGGAATTTCAGGTGCGGGCGCTGCCGGAGCGGCTGCGTCCATTGGTGGTGCGGCGGGCGGGGCTTCCATCGGAGGAGCCATCATGTCAGGTGTCGGGGCTTCGCCCATTCCACCCATGCCCATGTCCATACCTGCATCGGCTGGCGCTACTTCATTGCCTGCGATGTCTGCGATCTCAACGTCGATCTCGCTGAGTAACTTCTTGATGTCCTCACTCCACGGTCCGTCTTTGAACTTGTCCCATTGGGAAATCAGTTCTACGCCTTCGCGCATGTGGCGAATTTCTTCTTCAAGTTCCTCGCGCTTCTCTGTGAGTAGATCGAATTCTGGGGACATCCCCATATCGGCGGGAGCATCTGGAGCCATTTCTGGCATGCCCATTAGCTGATCATCCATCATGTCCAGATCAGCTTGCTTCTTCGCTAGTGCTGCTTTTACTGCTTTCAAATTAGCCATAATCTCGTTATCGCCTCAGGTTCCCACGAAGGTCAGCGTCCAGCAATGCTTCACTCAATGAAAGAGGTTCAAATTCAGTATTTTTCGAAGCTGTCATGGCAAATTTGCCCTCTGCCGATGCGGTCTGGGTATACCGAGTTTTCGGTCCCACCCATTCCTCAGCCACAATGTTCCGTTTTGCAGCGCCGGGGAACGCCGGGGTTGCTACCCAGCTTGCCTCGACAAACTTGACGCCGCCGTTCGGCATTGTCTTGTGACCGCAAAGTTCCGCGATACGGCGCGGGATGCCGTCGTCGTCAGCAAGGAACGTACCCTTCTGAAAAGAAAGGTGGTTACAGTAGGTGTTGGCGTCGGTGACACGGGTGCCGCAGTACGAACAGATGACCAAGTCGGTCA